TTGTATTGGGGAAAGTGACTGGACCAGCGAGAACCGCTGATTCAATTACAATGTCTTTATTATTAATAGTTTCAGCGTGAGTATAAATTTGTTCAGAGCCGGGCTTATTACCGACGTATATTTCGTTGTAATAATCACTCATAATTTATTCCTAACTTGCTGTACTAATTGCTTTAACTACACTTACTACTACATCAGATGATGTTGCATCACTTGAACTTGCATTTAATACATCTGTATCATTCAATACAAATTTAGCTCCACCTTGTACTAATTCAACTGAACTATTAGGTGGTATACTTAAATCTTTTGCTATGTAAACTGTTCCGGATCCAGTTGGAGATAACCAAACTGAAACTGTAATTGCTGTTGTTAAAATGTTAGCAATTCTAATACCTATAATAGCATCTGCTGAAGTAGGACTAGAAGTTGTATTAGTATACAATGCTGTAGTTCCTGTTCCTAGTTGAGCTGTTGCTGATGCAAAATTTTGTGCCATAATTATTTTTCCTTTTTTGTTATACTATAAAGCAATTGCCATCGCAACTGCAAAACCATTACTTGCTGCTCCTACAGGTACGCCGTCAGCATCTAAATAAACTGCTTTACTTGCTGGTAATGTACAGAATACATCTTTTGTTCCACCTGTAAAAGTAACAACACTATCTGAATTAGAACTTGATATAATAGTTGTTCTAGTCAAATTTGCACTTGTTCCATCTAAAGTTCCAAGTCCAACTTCCCATTCTGTAGTCCCTTGATTAAAAATTGTATAATAAGTTGTATTACTATTTCCAATCGCAGTAAAATCTTCAAAGCCAGTTGCTGCTGCACCTAATGCAAACGCACCTGTACCTGTTGTAGTACTTGTTACTTTAACTCTGTCGTTTATTACCAAAGCCATAATTTTTTTCCTTAAGCCATACTTATGATAGCATTAGCCGGTGTAGCTGGATCGGGGAACGCGATAGTAAAATCACCATTCGTTGCCGTTTTGTTGCCACCAAAATCTAAAACTACTACTAGTCTATCTGCTAATCCATCAACCGTTGTATTATTATAAATTGCAGCGAAGGCTGCAGTAAAAGTTGCTGAAGTCCAAGTTACATTATCAAAGTCTACCGAAGCGACGGCCGTTGTACTTGCTACTGCTTGGTTTGCTAAAGTTTTAACTGCATAGTTAGAACTACCTCCTGTACTTACTTCACCAGTTGCATCATAGACTGTACTAGCAGTTGAGTATGGATTAGTTACATACAAAGATAGTTTAAAAGTATTTCCACCTGAAGCTAAATTATGTTGTCCTGAAAAAAGTGCTCCTCTAAATGAAAACGGTATTATATTTGCCATATTTTTTTCTCCTAATTATTTATTACTTGATGGGTTTCTAGAATCGAGAACGGTACGAATAACGCCATCTTGATATTCGTCTCTGCGTCTACGACCTTGTTGTTCGATCGCATACGACATCAATGCTTTTTCGTAAGCTTGATTGTAGTATTGTATCATATCCTGTGGACCTTTCAAGTACCCATATGCATTTACTAGACATGCATATAAAAGTAAATCTTGGTATTTATTGGATAAATAAGTACCTGCTGTATCAACAGTAATACTTTCAGGTTCCTTATTATAAGCTAGTGTTATTGCGTAAGTTTTATCAGGTGTAGGGGCTACTACCCAATAATCTTCGTCCCAATTAGCAAAATATTTTGGTATATCTACGGCAGAAGTATCTGGAGTAGTATAATATTCAGCCATAAAAGAAGTGTCTCTTTGTTCCAAATAAAACTGATTTCCATTTGAATCAGTTAATTGAACATATCTTATAAACCTTAAATCTGAAGGAATAGTTACATATCTATTACCTATAATTAAACTTGATGTAGCATAGAATCTATCTGTGTCTGAATCTACTTCTCTATAAATTTTGTTTTCCCCATTAATAATAATAGGTTTTAAAATATCAGCAGTAAAAACATTGTCTCCTACTTCTGTATAATTTCTAATGTCTGTTTGTAAATCTGTTAAACTATATGCCATATTATCCGTTTATCACTTCTAAAGTTACAGGTCCAGCAGAAGCATTACTTCCACCTCCTGATATATTTCCTGTTCTACCACTACTTACACTAGTAATAAAGAAATAATTTTCAGGTGTTGTTAAAATTTCTGTTGGGTTGGAAGAAGGTGCAACTATAACAGAACCATTAGTTTGTTTTTGTCCTATAGTAATTGTAAATCCATTTGCATTATTTAAATCAGTTATATTATCAAAAGAAGGTATATCTGCAAAAGATTGTAAATTAGGAGTGTCAGGTCCACCAGAACCTACCGTGATAACTTGAGGTGTTCCTCTAAATCTAACTATATCACCGGTAGATCTTTGATGATCTTCTGAATAAATATTTACATAAGTTATTCCACCTGAGATAACTGAAGTGAAAGGATTTGGATTTAATAAAATTGAACTTACAACTGCAGCTGGTTGTGGTCTTGGATTCCATAAAGCTTGTGGATCAGATCCAACAGGTCTTGGAGAAAGTTGAGGTTGCTTTGATTCATATTCTGAAGTATGAACTAAAGAGCCATTCCATTCTCTAACCATTTCAGTATATGGAAATCTTAATCCAGATCTATCTGAAATTGCCCATGATCTTTTTCCTGAAGCAAATCCTGGCATTATACACCGCTCCCATAAAATGTTTGTGGAGAAATGAAACTAGATGTACCTTGATTGTCTGCATCTAATGCTCTTAACATTTCACTTTCATATCTTCTCTCTAATTCTCCAGATCTATCTGGAGAAACTTTTTGACTTAAATAATAAGCAAGTCCAGACATCATGCATGGATAAAATCTATTTACCACATCAGAAGTATGATTATAAGCACCAACATCTTGAATTTTTGCTAAGTAATAAAAACAAAATTGAAAACTACTTGGTGTTGTTGTACTTGATACACTTGAACTAGGTGTTGTATATAAAAAAATACTTGGGTTTAATTTTCTATCTACATAATATTGTGAAGGTGTACCTTGTGTTAATTTATTTGGTGTTTGTGAATAAGTAGATCTATCAATTTTAGTAAGTGCTATATCTTGTGGAGTTGCGGGTGTAGAATTATTTCTATAGAAAGCTTCCAATACATCACTAATATCATTAGGAAAATTTTCTGTATCCGATGCAAAAGTGTATTCTGCTTGACCTTGAACTAAAGGAACTTTCGCAAGTTTTATTTTCCATAAATGAACACCTCTATTTTGCCATTCTTGAAATAGTATATTAAGTGATCTTCTTGCAGACCTTAATTGGTATCCTGTTCTAGTACCAAGTACCCCTGTTCTTTCATAAGCTTCTTCTATAATCTCATCTATTTGAGGATTGAAAGAAGTAGTTTCTGAAGTAGGTGAAATTGTTTGAGCGGTATTACCCATGCCTGCAGTCGTTGCAGAGTAGTAAAATAATACCGGAGCGCCGACAGTTCTTACCGGAGCTACAATAATTGTAATTAAAGCTCCTGTTGTTCCTGCAGTTCCAGTTACCGTTACACCATTAGTATAATTGACACCGCCTGCTGTATTTGTTCCATCTTTTGTAGATGAAAATAATAACTGATTAGAAGCATTACTTGAATCAGAAGTATCAAAAATGTAAGTGTTACCTTCCTGTAAATATAAAACAGGACTTACTTCACCATTGATGAAAAATTTATTAGTCCCTGCACCAAAAGCATTCTGACCAGTGGCAACGGTGACTGTGTAAGTAATAGTCGCCATTTAATTAAATCCTACGTAAAAGTTATAGTAACGCCGGGTGTTGCTGTTAAATCTAAATAAACACCTTGGTCAAATAAAATACCAGAACTAGGAAGCAAAAGAGATAGTCCTTCTGTTCCAAATTTATAAGTAGCAATTGTTGTTCCTGATACCCCACCAGTTTTTAAAGCAATAGTAGAACTAGCAGCACCTACGGCTTGAATAGAAGTTACTCTTGCTCTTTGTGTTGTAGGTACTAATTGTGCATCTGCCGTTGCGTGGGCGACTAGTTGATCACTTTGAAATCCCATATTTTTTCTCCTGTTAAATTGTGTGTGGGGCCGAAGCCCCACACTAATTAATTATTATACTGCTGTTGCGTCTGATAAGTTGTTAGCTTGAACATACGTAAAAGTAACACTTACTTGACCTGTAGTTGCAGTAGTTCCTGCAGCTATAAGAGTCGCTGTAATTTGTGTAT